GATATGTATGGGATCCTACCTTCACCAAGGTACGACTATACATCTAACTAAATTAACACATTCCCGTGTAGTCTGTCGGCATTTATGCCCGAAGGCAATTTAGCACGGAATTATTGAGTTCCTAATCAAAGAACACCGTTTTGGGAATTTAATAGCTAGACCCCATGGTCAGGCTACCCTGACCGGGCAGGCAGTTTTCTGTCATGCCCAGGACTTGGGGGCCCTACGAGCGCTTAAAAGCAACTTGTAGAGCCTGATGCTCAAGGATCTCCTTATCACTCAAACTCTGACTCAAAGGTCCGGGGTTCTCTTGATAGCGTTTAAAGGCGCGTAGAACACTCCGAGATGGAAGACGATATCCAACGTTATCCACCCTCAGGCGGGGAGCCTGGAAAGGACCTAAGAAAATCAAAGTTGATTCAACTTCCCTTATATAACCCTCGGGGAGAGGGCCAGGAGGAAAAAGCTCATAACTCCGTATACCGGAATGACGATGTACCCCGGTCGAAAGAAGATCCGACGACTCCGCCTGGAAGGCGAAGAGGAACTTCTTTGGATAACGACCGGAGGACATCTCGTCTCGGATAGAGTTGAGAAAGAACCTCCCAAAGCGACGTTGAAAAGGGGTAAACCGAATATTCGGAAAAACCTCTGAGAAGATAGGGAAACCTAACCCTCCAAGTATACGGGGAAGAAAGAGATTATACCGACCATTGTCGGTCATCTTCTTAATCTGATACAGGTTATGGTGTAAAAACCTGTTATGTGCACGGATCTTATCCTCTGCATCCCCTACCACAATCCTATACATCTCCTCAAGGGAGAGTTCACGGGTCCAATCTTGGACCTTCCCCTTAGATTGTGCGTAGAGAAGACCTGTATTAAAATACGGGACTTCACGTATACTATAATTCATCTGTATGTCTAGATTATTTGGGCCGACACGAAAAGATTTACATTCGTAAAGGACCGAATTCAGGGTCACTAGAGAGGGATGGCAGTAATTCTTCCCGAGAGAAAGGGAGAAGCCTGCCTTCCCAATCCAGCGTAGCCAGATGGCGTAGTGCGTCTCATTGGAACGAAACGCTATATCATCGCCATTGATCTTAACTGGCAAACGTTCGACCGGAATGGTTGTGCCCAAATATTCTTCCAAGGAAAGCCAATAGGCAAC